ACTATCTATATACATGTTGATCCTCCTCTCAATTTGTGTAAAATGGATCTTTTATTCTTCCTCGCTATACCACGCATCTAATATTTTCATAGTGTCCATATCTATGTAGAAATACAGTTCTTTGTGAGGGAGTTGAAGCATATATAACCCCACTACATCAACATCATCAAATCCTACTTCATCACCTGACCAATCAGATTGCCAAATTAAATCTTTATTTAGTTCTAATACTACTCCCATTTTACTACCTCAATTCATATGTATATTTCATTCTCGATCAAACCATAATTTTATTTAGAATTGTTAGCTCTGCTTATAAATGCATTTGCAATCGATTTATCTATATATTGCTGTACAAACTCATCCAATCCATTCTTGTTTTTTATCTTAGCATCCAGGTATGAATTCACTTTGTTCTCAATAATTGTATTTACTTCTGCAGTACCTACTTTGATTTCATTGTCTAATCTTTGGACAACTAATTCAGTTATACGTTTAATAGTTTCATTAAAGTATCCTGCATTTTTTAAATTGGTAATTTTCGCATCTACAACTCTCTCAATTTCGGATTCTAATACTTTTGTAAACTCTTCTCTTGCTATTTGTTTACCTTGAGCAACAATTGCTTCCTTAATACTTTTTTCTAGTATTTCATTGTCCCCAAGATCAACACTTAAATTTATTCTTTTCATTTCTTCTTCCTCCAATTTAATTTATTTGCGTTAAAATCACCGTTTTATTTTAATAATTTTTAGGTAAACTCCATTCAGTAACTAATCGTTTCGGTAATTTATTTTGCGTAACAACCATGTTAGGCTCTGCATAAACTATTTCTGGTTCATTTGTATCTTCATTAATTAACATTAACCATGTAGCCGAAGTACCTTCTGACGAAAATAATCCATTTGGATCAGCTTGAGGAATAGTTGCGATTTCACCATCGACTCCATCACCAATACGTTTATCTGGGTTAGTATATTGCGTAGAGTAAGGGATTCCATAACCAATGCATCTTCCTAGATACACAAACTTTCCATCCATGTTTTGCGTATAGGCATAAGTTGTTAATTGTGGATTATCACGTAATTCTAAAACCTTCTTTAACATTTTCTTTTCAAAGAAATTCGTAATATTAGGTAATCCAGTTTGGCGACTTGCTTCTTGTAGCATTTTTTCTTGTTGTTGTTTTTCTTTACTATCTACACTGGTTGTTTCAGTACATCCTGTCAGTAGCAAAATTCCACTTAAAATAACTACTCCAAAAATCTTCTTCATTAGTTCGACACCTCTCCATTTTGAATTTTAATTAACCAGTTATATAATGATTGATTTTCAATTAAGTTCACATCAAAGTTCGCATATTCGCTATTTACAAAATTAGCAATTTGTTGTTTTTCTTCAGGTGTTTTTGCTCTTTCATACTCACGCTTATAGTTTGAAAGATCAGTAACCTTACCTTCTACATAACTCTTAGAATGTTTGAAATTATTTCTCTCAATGTCCATATGTTGTTTAGTAACTGTTGTATCAAATAAATTCCCTACATAGCCAAAATAAAATCCTACTCCAGTTAATATTAAAAGAGCTGTAATTCCGCCTAATATTACCAACAAACCTTGTTTCATTTCTCCATCTCCTTTATTTTTGATAAAACGATTCTTTTACATTAATTTTTTAACTAAAGAACAAGAACAAAGAAACAATCTGAAGTACATGGAATAACTGATCTAATAGTAATCCACCTTTTAAACTATCAAACTTTTTATAAAATAGTTTATTAGTAGCTTTTAGATAATCTAATACTGTATGAACGATAAACAATGAAGCTACCATCATATAGCTTACTTCATACCCTAATAAAAACCATGTAACACTAATTGTTCCAGTCCAGATACCTGCATGTGTTAATAGTGCAATTGGATTCTTTCCTTTATTTAGTGCTAAGAAATCTCCTTGTAGTGGATAATCAGCTAACAAATGTGCGAATAATAATGTTAAAAACGTCACGTTTTAATCTCTCCTTTTTACTTAGAATTTAACTTAATAATAACCAGAACACCCAAGCCCAAAATATAGCCCATATTAGCGTATAAAGCGTGTCTTTTGTGTTGCTATCCAACTTCATTCCTCCTTATTTACGTAATAACATTTCCCAAAATGCAATGCATACGAATGTTGCTGTAGAATAAGAAGCCAATCCTAGAATCTTTAACCATCTTATAGGATCATGTGAAACTCCATATGCTAAGTTGAACAACATATCTCCTGTAATACTAAATAGTGTGAAAACTAAAACCAATCCAACTAAAATGATAAACTTTTTATTCATTCACATTCCCCTTACTTATGTATTTTGTTGTTCATATTGAACGTACCAGTCTAACAATAAATTATAATGCTTATCTGATATTCTACCTTTTCGTTCTAGTTGATTAATGTATTTAGTCACTATCATAGCGTAAGCACCCTTAGACACCTTAATCACCTCTTCGTTAATGCTTATTTTATTTTAATTTACTCATAACTAATTTTAGATAATCTTTATAATCTACTGGAACAACTTCATCACCCTTAACTAGCTTTTCATGTTTTACACCAAAGAACCATCTATCCCCAATCCATTGACTTGCTGAAATATTGTTCATCCCTAATGCATCGTGAGGTTTAAAAGGACTAATTTCTTCAATTTGTTCGATAAGCTCTTTGAAAATATTAAAATACTTTGATCGCTTTTTGAAAATATGTACGCCATTTTTCTCTGGATTTTTTAATAATTCATCTTTATACGTTTCAAAATCTTCTGAATCAGCTTGAATACCAAACCACTCCGAATGGTAAAAAACAAACCCATTATCTTTAAAGTATTCCTCATTCACTTTTTTGAAAAAATCATTAATATCCTTATTTCTTTTTATAGCTGCTTTATACCATTCGCTATCTTGCTTAACCTCATAAACAGGCGCATCTAATGTTTGCATCTTCCCTCTCCCTTTCTCGTTAAAATTGAAACTTTACTTAGTTTGCTATTTTCTCGTATTGTTCACCAAATAATTTCCCATTCTCTATTTACAACAGACTGATATGCAATGTAATCAATTGTATTATCACTTTCATATTCAACCTTGAAACATGGTCTAGGTTTAAGATTTCTTGGAGTATATAATTCAAAACCAATGATTTTAGGATATTCCTCACCATGTCTAAAGTTGTAGCAATGTAACGATTTCAAATACATTTTCTCAACTCCTTCATATGTCACAATAGTTGTCTTATTACATATTAATCATTTACGATTCTCGCTATTCTTAAAGCCTTTTCTAAGCCATTTTTCTGACACCATAAAGTTAAATTTTCTTCCTTTAATTCATAAACTAATTCAAATAATTCTGGTACAAATTTTGTATCACCGTTATTCCATTGCTCTTTCCATTCCTTTAATTTATCCTCCAATTTATTCCCTCCTTATGTTGCTATATGTGTCAATTGTTCACGATAAAAGATCTGTTTTACTTAGAAGTTTGTGAAAAACAAACATTGATATTACTGACTTTATACCAACTTTTCACAAACTTCATATTTAGTTAATGCTTATTTTATTTAATAATTTCACTTAACAGCTCTTTAATAATGATCTTGTGTGCTTCAAGTTGTGCTTCTTTTAAGTCATCATTAACGATTACATAGTCTGCATATTTTTCATTGTCAATTTCATTTGTTTCAAGCAAATACGCTATTCTTCTTTCAATATCCTTTGGCTTATCCCCTCTATCGAACATTCTCTTTTGTAGTTCAATAATAGAAGGTGGTTTTATGTAAATTGAAACTGCTTTATCGCCCAATTTTTCTTTTAACGCTGCAACTCCATTTATATCTTTAGTACAATGGAATGGCTTTCCATGAATCATTTCTTTAATTTTGTGATTAGGAGTGCCATAATAATTCCCTGAGTAATTAGTTGTTTCAAAGAAAAAGTTATTATTACGAAGCTTTAAAAACTCCTCTTCACTAACCTGTTTAATATGATATCCATCAACTTCTCCATCTCTTAGAGGTCTTGTTGTACAATTAGTCATAAATTCAATTGGCAACGAGTGTTGAATTACAGATTTACCTGATCCACTTGCTCCCATGAATATAAAAAGCTTCAATTCACTATCCCCCCTTTTTTTAATATTGTTACAGTTATACATTTGTATATTTAACTTTAAATCCTTTAATTGAGTTTTTATGTCCATTTATTACTCTGTAAACACTATTCCTATTTACATTAAGATATTTTGATAATTCATCCGCAGAAGAAAACGTTTTAATAACGTCTCCCGTTCTTTTGTCAATTAAATCTACATTTCTCGAAGGCGGGGCTTTTTTCTCTCGTATTGCTTCAATATTGTCTTTAAATCTCCATTTAAATCCTTTAAATGTGACTTGTTTTAAATGACAACATCTTAAAATAGCTGTCTGATCAAAACCTATTTCTCGCTGAATAGCTTTTGCAGACTCCCAAATTTTTAATACTTCACCTGTATTCAAATCGATTTGACAAATTTCTTTTGCTGTTTTCATGCCATTTTCATAGAGTTGCTGATAACTTTTTAGGTTGTTTTCATATGCATGTGCTGTATTTTCTTTTGCAGTAACCCATTCTAAATTTTCAACATTGTTGTTCTTCTTATCGCCGTCAATGTGGTTGACTTGAGGTTTATTTTCAGGATTTTCAATAAACGTTTCAGCTACTAATCTATGTACTAAAAAGTGCTTCATATCATTGCGGTTCCCCATACTCAGAATGACACCAATGTATCCATATTTATTTTCATGTAATTTTCTCAGTTTAAAAGTTCCAGTTTTTTCACTGGCAATATTTCCCTTATTTGATACAAAATATCCTTCTCCATGAGGAACAACTTTCCAAACTTCTTCTTTTTCCATATTCCACCTCATTTTAATATTTCAACTAGCAATCTTTTTCTTCCAAAGTTTAATGCATCATTTAAGTTACTCATATACAAGTCTAAATGTCCTTGCTTTATTGCCCCTCCGCGATCTTCACAAACTCTAATTCCAATTCCTTCAATATTAACTCTAGTTCCAAATTTTAAAGATGGAGGGCAAGCAATTGTTCTACCTTCTTTCACTGGAGCACCACTTGCTGTAATACCGTATCCGACATCACCCTTATGCTTTTGAGTAGATTCATAGCCAGCAGTATAAGCTGTAACTTCATAATATATTTGCTTATTTTGTTCTTTCTCTCTTGCAATTTGTTCCTGTCGTTTTCTTTCTTGTTCCTTTAAACGTTGCTCTTTTAACCGTAACTCTTCTTCACGTTGCTTCCTTATGTATTCTTGTTTTCTTACTTCATTTTTCATATGTAATATTTGTTGATCTTCTAACTGGTAATCTGTTTTAACAAAATTGATTTCTTCAGTTTTAGGTTTAGATTCAACTTTTGGAACTCGATGCACACTGCCATTCATTAACATTGCTGCGACTGTAACTGCGGAAATGCCAATGTGCATATTATTTTTGTATTTCATATAAACACTCCTTTATATTGTGGCTCGATCAATCATAAAGTTTTTCAAGTTTTCCTCTCCTTTCAAATGGTATATTTTTATTATATATGTATATTTTACTTTTTACTACTACTTTATGAAAATATTTTAAATTATTTAATCAAACAAGAACGAAGACTGCTCTACATCTACAGGTTTAGTTTTCTTTTTACTCTTACGTTCATTTTTTATTCCCAAAAAGTCATTTAATCTCTTTCTTGCAATTTCAATGTAATAATCTTTATCTAAATAATCTGGAACTAATTTTTCCTTAACATCATCATTATCAATAAAACAACGATCAGGAGTATTACCAATTTTTTCAGCTACTTCCTGTTCAATTCCATCTTTCATTTTTAGTTTAAGCTTGAAAACACCTTTAGCATCTTCACGTTTATCAGCAAATACACGTAATACTTTTTCTGGTAACTGAAGATCACCATGTAAAGCGTGTAAATATAATCTAGATACTTTAACAACTTTTTGGAATTCTCTAAGCTGATTACATTCATTTATTGTTTTTTCAATTTCAATTCCTTTAGTAAAGTAGTTGATTAGTGCTTTGTTGACAATTGGTAAATCATAATCAAGATTATTTAGTTTTTTTACATAAGCACCTTTAGATTTGTACTTACCATCTTTATCAATGATTATATAATTATTTACATCTTTCTGATAAATTTTTTCAAATCTTTCCCACTCCAAATCTAATCTTGTACGGGTTTCCCATTCCTGTGCAACTGCTTTTACAACATCAATATCAGATTCCTTTTCAACCTTGATGAATACACCATCTGTATTTGATTGAATTAGCTTACAATATGGTTCTAATTTTTCAATCAAATCCAACAAAAGTAATTGTCCTGATAAACACACGTTATTACTCATTAAAGGATCAAAAAGAGGATTATACTGGTCTTTCATTGCGCCATAGTTTGCATTGATTACGATTTTCATAGGTAATTGTCTAGGGTCTTTTTTAGCTTTTAACTCTAACCGTTTATCCCTAATTTCTTTAAACTTACCAGGTTCATTTACATTTCTACTTATGTATCCATATTCAATCATTAAAGAAGGATAAAGACTTGCGACATCTGCTGCTAGTATTATTCCTTCATCTTTATATTTAGGAAGAGCTCCATGGATGCCACCCCATGCGAATATATGTTCACATCCTGCTACATCAACTTTTAATTTCTTTTTGTAATCCATATTTTCAGGATTTTTGTACCAATCAACAATATGTTGATATTTTTCAGAAATAACAAGTGTATCTGGAAAGCTTAAATTGAATTCATCACCTCTATCTGGTTGCTTTTCAGCACCTATGATATTAGCAGATAATTGTGCTTTTGTTTTCGAAAACTGGGACATATCTAAATCAAATGCTTCAATTAACGCTAATTGGCTTTCAAATTCTTCAATTCGATTTTCAAACACTTCGATTGTCTGGAGTACATCATGCTTACAATATTCAATAGTTTCTTTAATTTCTTGTTCATTTAACTCTCTATCAATATTAAATGGTACAGAAGATTCTTTAACTCTCGATCCCATAAACGCTTCGAGTTGCTTCAAACTATGAAATCCAGTTGTAACATCGAAATTGTTCAATGGAATTTTATAACCCTGTTTAACAATGTTATGACCTTTGACCCCATCTTCAATTAATTTTTTATTTATGTAGTATGGATCATAACCTAGTAATATCCCTTTTAATATCCATTGATCATACATGCGATTATTGTATCCGATCCATATATCATTTTTAAAAAAATTGTAGTATTTCCTTAACAAGTCTTCATCATTAATAATCACCTTTCCTTTGCGTGAATCATAATCAATAATCACTACTAACCAATCATGCTTGAATACTTCGAAGTCGTAGAATACCTTCCTCATACCTTACCTCCTTTTTATTAAACTACTAACTATTAATATAGTAACACTCAATTAAATAGAATACAATAATCATTTGTTTATTTTATTTAAAAAAGGAAGAGATTTACTCAACCCTTCCTTTACACATTTATACATTTGTCGCGATGGCTGCATAGGTTCTTGCAGAAAAAATCTTTACTTGGATCATACCCAAGTTCCCAATTAGAAATATCATCTTTGTTTATTCCATTTATACTATTGACCGTCTCCGTCACATACTGCTTTACTTCTTGAATTGCCTCATCATTACATTCAACTTCTACAATTCCATCTGGGAATTCATCAAAAATTCCTAGTTTGTTACGTTCAATTAACTTATCTTTAACTAATACATATTTAAGCATATTGAACTGTAGAATAATTTCATAATCGGGATATTTTTCACTTAACGCAATTGCATATAATATTAACTGCCTTGACTTCTTAGTTAAATCCTTTTTAGCGAATTTTGTACTTGTTTTTAAATCAATTATGTATATTTTATTTTTAATCCGATAATACAAATCTATAAAACCTCTAACTATTACTCCATTAATATCTATTTCAAAGCCTTCTTCGATTCTAATTGTATCATTATGTATAAAATTGTAATTCTCTAAAAAATGACTAATACAATTCACGTAATTATTTTTTACATTTTCACTGATCCAAGGTAAATCCAGCATTTCGGCATCCCCAATTGCCTCTATGAATTGTTCAACAGCTTGCTCATTAGTTATTTGCTTCTGAATCATAGCTTGTGTTAGTTCGTGAACTACAGTTCCACAAAAACTATAGATATTATCTCCTCCCCTCTGATTTAATATGTAATTATAATAATATGATCTCTTACAGTTATGAAAGCTATCTAACTTGGAAAAGGAATATTTTTCTTTATTACTCATTATTATCTCCCCATTCTACATATTTTGTAATTAATTCTTTAAATCCATCAGCACCTACATCTGAAGGTGAGTTCTTTGACCCACTTTCAAGTATTACGTTATCTTTGTCAGAAACGTAACCAATTTTAATGTCAAAGAATTTAAGTAAAACTTTCACTTTTTCCACTTGCCTATGTATTAATTCTTCTTCTAATCCTTCATCAAAACAAAGGATTATTTTTTTAGGATTTAACCAACTCAATTGTTTAATTTGTTGTTCATGAATGACTTTTCCACCCAATGCAACTGATGTATTAATTCCCATTGAATCTAGCTGCATTACGAATTTAGATGATTCTCCAACATAAATTTCTTCAGCACCTTGTAAAAATGAGTAATTGATATTGTAACCAAATAACGATTGACTTTTTGGAAATGCTATCAAAGGAAACCATTTAGAAACTTCATCTTTTTCATAATCACCAGCGTATCTTCCTTCAATCCCTATAAGAGAATCTTCAAAATCGTACCAGGGAACTGATATTCTTGAAGAAGAATGATCTAATCCGATTTTAAATTTCTTCTGAGTTGCGAAGCTAATTCCATCCCTCAAGAACAACGTATTATATTTGTTCAAGTAATCTTCCATAACACCATCGTCATACTTTTTTAATTCGGTTGTTAATTGATTTCTTTTTTTGATTTTGTCATAAAATCCACCGAATATAGGTTTGTTCTTTTTAAATTCTATGTATGTAATTCCTAACTCTTCTTTGACAGTCTTGATTATATGTCTCAATTCAACATTTTTACATTTCATTATTAAACTAAATAAATCACCATGAATATCTCTTACAAAATCATTAGCTGTCAAGTTTTCATTTAACTTAATACGTATTGAAGTATTATTGGAGTTTTCTTCAATTCCACATCTAATTTCCCTACTATTAGTAGATATGTTATGAAAATCGTATTCTTCCAATATATTTTCTATGTGATAAGGATTATTCATTAGCCTCTTTTTTAGTTCAATCATATCACTCCATCCTATCTTAAGAAATCTATTCGTGATGGGGAACAAAATCCTAATTCATGCCAAACATTTATATGGCCATCATACTTATATAAAATCGCTTTAGAATCTTCATCATTCCTTGTTTTATCTACAAATATGATTCTAAATTGTCCACCTAATGTATGATCAATTTCAAAAAAATCTTTTCTCCATTTACCACTACCATCTTTTTTCAATCGATAAGGCTTTATGTAATGTTTACTTGTTGGATCAAGTTCAATTTCACTTACACATTTTCTCATTAAGAATATTTCAGAACATACTTCCTTAGTTTGTTTACTACTTGCCAAACATTGGGAAGATAACCATGATGTTTTTTCAAGATATGTAGCTAATTGTGCTGTAATGATTTGTGGTACGTTATACTTTGAAGCAAATTGGAATAACGCTTTTGAATCTTCTACCATTGATCCTCGTGCCACTCCAATATCAGAGGAATCTTCGGCCTTAAATGTGTCATAAATGAATGCAGTATAACCATGATTCAGATGCAGTCTTTTTTGTTCTCTTACAATATCTCTTACGTTGTAATCGAACGTTTTAATGAATTTAATATTGTGTTTAAAATTCTTATTGATGAATTCTTTCGCTAATTTAATCATTTTTCTGTCTTCATCAGTGAAATTTCCACCTTTTAATTTTTTCCTGGTTAGATTGTAGTATTTAAAATGATTAACTAATGTGTAAATCACTAATAATATTTGCCATGCAATTTTTCTTTGCTCATTCGCGGTAATACAAACTCTTTCTCCTCTAAAAACCATTGGCATTATAAAATTAGAAAATGCAAGTGACGTTTTACCTGATCCAGAAAACCCACCCACAAGTGTTAATTCACCTTTATTAATACCCATCGAGATATTAGATAATATTGGAGAAGCTTTAATTGGAGAATTATCAAACTGACAATATCCACCAATGTCAAAAGGAATTCCCATTAACATTCCAGTTTCCAATTGTTCCTCAAAATCATCTTCAATTCCAAGATCACTAATCTCCATGTCATTTGATTTAACTCTTATTCCGATATTGGAAATTCTCGATTCAAAGAATTGCAATGTTTCTGCTGCACTCATTTTTCTTAGTAGTTTAATAGGAATGATTTGTTTGTCGTTAATTGTAATTTCCTTTAATAAATTAAATCCATCCTCATGTAATTTGAGTAAGATGTTTTCTCTATTTAAAATATCTATGTATTGATCAACGTTATTTGAGTTCAACATGTCCATCGTATTATAAATTACATCATAACCACCGCGTTCATTGAATCCGTTTAACAAAATTTCATTGTCATTTAAGTAAGATAACACAGAAACTTCATCGAATACTTTGTATAATTTACTCATATGTTTTCCGATTGAAAAATAAAACCTAGCATCTTCAGTTAAAAAGTTTTCTGTTGTTATTTCCTTATATTCCTTATACAAGTTGGGATCTTTCCAAAAACTAAATACTGTATTACCTTCTGTTCCTAGTCTACCTTCAAGTAATTCTTTTGGGTACTTTTCTTTAACTCCAGATATAAAACTCATATTGATCTCTCCTAAAATTTATTAACTTCATTACTTATATTTTAATGTATATTTTATTTTTAATCAATATTTTTTAATACTCATCTATAAAATCAGCAAATGACTTCTTCTTTGTTGTAGTGTATTTAACTTCTTCCACGATATCTACATAATCATTTACTTCTGTATTTTCAATTTTTTCTTTGAAATCTCCAATTTGATTTTTAATTATAGCCGCGAAATATCTAATTTTAGCATATTCATGAACGAATGTATTTCCAGAAATCGCACTGTCCAACTCAATTGTATTTTCCTCCAAAAACTTAAACAATTTATAATAAGTATGTACTTTTGCAATTTCAGTAAGTTCTTTGAATAATGCCGTATTAGTTGTCTCTCCTATTATTTCAAAGGCAAGATCAATTGATTTATTTTTACTTTCTTTTTCAATATTAATAGTTTCGTATTCTTTTGCGCTGCAATAATATGTATTTTTATTTTTAACAACTACTTTAAATGCATCATTTCTCTCAATCTTATTTTTACATCCTCTACAAATAACTAACAAGTAAATTCCCCCCTTAAATTTAAACAAAAAAGGAGGAATCACTTCCTCCCTATTCACTTATAGAATTTCTAAAATATCTTCAAACATTTGAGTTGGTTTTGTTTCGTCTAATTTAGTAGCACCATAATTACCTAAAATTTCTTTTACTTTTTCTTTTTGTTCAGCAGTAGCAGTTTTATATTTCCCTGCGACCTTTGTTTTTAATTGTTTATTTTTCTCTAAATCAACTTCTGGTTCGGATGTTGTAATTTCATCAACTACTTCTTCGATAACTGGTTCCTCAACTTTAGCTTGTTTTTCTTCAGGAATAACTACATTAACATCTTTATTATTCAATGCTCCAGTTTTAGAAAGTGCCATCCCTTTTTCAACTGTCTCAATAAATTCTTTTGCCATATTAGGTTTATCAAATACCATATATTCTGGTACTGCACCAAAAGCAAATCGTCCTCCTGCGTCAATTAGAGTTGTAGATCGGAAGTATAATTTTCTTACCTCGCCAGTTGCTTTTCGTCTAGTTTTCTCGTAATCACCTTCTCCTACAGTTTCTTCTTCAATCTCGCGATCAATATATCCTGTAAGCGTAAGATCAAATACATCTCCGAATGCTGCTTCATAATTACCTTGTAGATTAGAAGTTAATTGCATATAACCATCTTCTTCAAGTCCACCTTTTTCCTTGATCGTTTTGAATTTCGTATGCCCGATCATCCAAACTCCAAATCCAGCTTTACGTAATTCCAAGAAATAGTCACGAATTAGTTCAACTACTTTAATTCCTCCAGCTCCATATCCTCCATATGCAGCATTGATTGATTTACATGGTTTCTTAGTATCAATTACAGACAAACGAATTACTTCTTTTTCTACAATTGGAATTAATTCTTCTGCCACATCAAATGCTACCATTTGAATATCATGCTCTTTCCCTTTTCCCTCAATTAACCAATTTTTCAGCTCAACTAATTCTTGATAAGTTTCCATATGTACAACATTTAAGTTATCTAACAGTGTATATCCAATTTCAGCACCTAATCCAACTAATAATCCCTTTTCAGGATCACCATATTTTTCGATGATAGTGTCTCTGAATAACGTTGTTTTTCCGAACTTCTTTAATGTACGAATGTAGATTGATAATTCCTTAATATCAGTTGCAATTTTATTGATTTGTGGTTTTTTGAATGCCATAGTTTAATTATCCCCTTTTAATTGGTTTATTTTTTTTAAAATTTCAGGAGGGCTCAAGCAAGAACCCTCATACCATGTTACTTTATGTATATTTTATTTATTAAAGAATATCTTCTAAATCATCTAAACCAAGATCATCATCTTCATATTTAGTCTCTTGTTTTTCCGGTTTAGGTTCAACTGCTTTAACAACGAAATCACTATCAAGATATACTGTATCTTTTCGGCCTTTTGTAAATCCTTTTGATACATTTACAACTACAATCTCTTGTACACGTTCACCATATACATCTCCACCAATTTCTTTACGAATGTCATCCATTGTGATTGCTTCTAATTCAAGCATTTCTTTTTGGAAATCAGTTAACATATCTTCTGTAATTTCGGCCTTTTGAGCGCCATCTAATAATTTAACTTTTACACCAAATTCTTTCCATGAAGTATCTTTAACTTCAAATTGTTTTTTAATAATATTAACTACTTTACTTACCTTTTCATCTTCATTTGTGTCATCAAGAACTAATTGGATTGGACATGGTACTTGTTCTTTTCGTTGACCATCATAATCACGTACAAATCCATTTACATAATATTTTTTAGTTGAGCTATGACTAGCTGTATCTAAACTTTCTTTATTGTAAAATACATTGATGATCCCCATTGAAGTTTGTTCTGTATCACTTGGTACTAAGTAAATTCGAGATGGAATTAACTTTTTATAAAACTTTCCGTTGTATTCGCTATGTACGATATTACCTGAAACTTTGAATACTTTATCTTTAAATTTATCAGATGAAAGTAATTTATAAAGGAATTCTGTAAAGTCATATTCAGATAAGAATTCTTTACGCTTCTTCTTACTTGATTCTAATTCAACTTGTAATTCTTCAGCATCTACACCTAATTCATTTAACTCTTCATCAGTAAGAGTACCTTCATTTTGTTTTTCAATTGCATTTTCTAATTTATATCGTCTTCCATATTGTTCTAAGTCAACAACAAACTTTTTAAATTCAGCTACTTTTTCTAAAATTTCTGGTTTATTTCGATCCTTCCAGGCAACCTGTAAACTTTCACCTTTTGCTCGTTCGTGAGTAGTTGGATCAACAACTCCTTTTGTGAAAGTGTAAAGCGTTCCAGTACCATCTTCTTTATACATACCTTCAATTTGCAACATATGTCGATTCTCTGCTGCTTGAACATTGAATAGTAATCGTGATTTAGCCCATCCACTAGGGAATGATGTAGCTTCATAAGGTTTGAATTTTTCACTTTCTTTTCCTACAGATAATTTTCCTACGATTTCAAATGTGTTTGCCATAATTTATTTATCCCCTTTAGTTCGATTATATTTTTGGGTAAAACAGTTCTTTTATTACCAGTTATGTATTTGCTTATTTTATTCTTAATTATGTATTATTTAATCTCTAACTTCTTATTCCATTTCTTTTTTGCTACTTTGTTGGATTTCCAACCTGGTAATTGATCACCTTTATGATTTACCACTTCAACAATTGTATCTTTTGATACAGTGATTAGTAGATTACCATATTGGTAAATTTGTTTACCAGTTAACTTTTGCCATGTTGATTGTTTAAGTTTCTTTGACATTTTAATATTTCTAGTTAGCTTTTTCTGTGCAAGATCAAATGATGTTTTTGCGTTCCCCCTCACGTTAGTAATGTAATAGTTATACGCTTTCTCATTCAAGTTAAACACTTGTTCACTCATCGTTCTCACCACCTTTCTCTCACTTGGTATATCTTGATTATACATGTATATTTTATTTATTACAAGTACTTTTTTAAAAATACTTTAAATTATTTTATTTAATGTAAAATTCTTATTTTGATCTCTAGTAGGCTTCTGGATAATGATAAAACCCATCTATTAAGTCGCCTTCAACCGAAATTGAAATTCTCCTATTACCACAAGAACATCTTCGTTCACCCATGGTATAAGTGCTGCATTCATAACATGCATGTTTCAGGTATACTTCAGTTCCATCTGGACATTCTTCTTTTAAATATTGGTCTTTTGCATGTTCTGAAACAATGCTAATTACATCTTTTGGCTCGAAATCCTCAATGTTAATACCATTCTTTGTTGCATACTCAATTGATTTGACCAGTAATTTATCAACCTTTTGAACTTCTCTAATTTTGGAATTATATTGCCAAGTGATCTTTTCATGCAGCTCAACAATGGTTGTTGGAGATTGATTATTCCATAACTCCACACCATTTACGGTTACTTTTGTAGGATGTCCATATGGCATAGTATTGTGATAATATGGATACTTTTTAGATATTTCGTCAGCGATATTTTTCTTAAACCATGCTTGAAAGCCACTTGTTTCTTTGAAAAAACCTTTAACCTTATATTTATAAGGATCAATTCCAGTAGATTTTAAATACTTTGCTACTTCGTTAATTTTTTCGTTCTTTTCGTTATACATTTTTGTATTGGTTTCTCTGTTTTCTTTTTCAATATCTTTCCATTGTTCGTACAAAGCTACTACCTCTTCTTTAGATAGCTTAAGTAATTTATCCCATTCTCTGATTAGATTAGCTTGAGGGAACGCTTTATAAACACTGTTCATTTATTACCAACCTTTCATATGGCGTTGTCTAGTGGTCACTAAAATATTCCTTTTAAACAAATTCACAATTTTCCAATACCATTTCTCGCTTATACTTTTTGATCCATTTATTGCGGATACGCTTTTTCTTAGGTAAAACTCTTCCTCTAGGTATCTTTGTTCCTGAACATACAACTGTAAACTTTTTATTTTTTGATATTAGCTTTCCTACGAACTCCTCACTAATTTGAACATTTTCCAATGTAGCAGTGTATTCATGATTAAATAGTTTAAAATTTTCATTGTTTTTAAGTTCGATCTCTTCTGTTTCAACTTTCGCATTAAGTGTTTGCATTTCACCAATTACTTTACCATCAAGCACAAAGATTGCATTTGCAGTTTTAAATTCTGGATTCATCCTGTTCTTCCTTTCTAAGTAAAATTTAATCGATATATTTATAAAAATCATCACTTAACCATTTAACAATCTTCTCTAAACGATCATATGTGAAATTTGTATTTTTTTCACTATACCATTCCTCAAAATTATTTTCATGTTTACTTGAATTGCAGCTTTTACATGCAGGTATACAATTACTTAAATCATTTGCTCCTTCATGATCAACATGTTCTTTATGTAATACATTATTATATTTTACTTTTGCTTCTGTTTCTGAAATTCCGCAGTATGCACATTCATTATTGAAATAGGCTTTACAATTTTCCCATTCATTCAATGAGATATCATGTTTTTTATTACTTCTGGCAATTCTATATTCGGAAATTTTATCTTTGTTATTTTGTTGCCAATCTTTAAGGTACGCTTTTTTCTTCTCTTTATTCTTGTGATCCCAAGCCTTGACTACTTTCCTATGCTTCTCTTTATCTTTTAAATAGTAATTTCTACTAATCTCTCTGGCTCGTTCAATGTTTTCGTTTCTGTATTTTAATGACTTACTCTTTGCACATTCTTTACAGTATGAATGCAAACCATCACTATTATTTTTATTTTTGTAGAAATTCTCTGATGTTGCGGTAAATTTTTCAAGACACGCGCTACATTGTTTCAATATATTCCTCCTTCTTCTTCTAGATAAAGTAGGCATTTTATTATGTATGCATTCTATATGTATATCTTATGTATTAATTAAAACCAAACACACCTGCTATACCATGTGAAAGATCAGTGGCCAGCTTTACAACTACTCCTACTGTCGTTACTACAACAGTAGGATCAACCAAATGTATGTTAGATGGCTCTATGTTTGGTACACTTTCTACAACCTTCGTAATCGTATGTATAACTTTACTTGGCTCTGCTTTTGACAGTATGTTAATTTTCATTTCATGTAATGTTACTGCTTTTTGTATATTTTGTACTTGTGCATCAGTTTGATTTATTAATGCTTGCTGTGTTTGAACTTGTTGATTCAATTCATTTATTCTTTGATTAAGTTTACTTATGTACCCAAACGCGAATGTAAAATTGAATGATAGTAATAGTAGCAGCAATAAATATTTGAGCCTACGTCTGAGCGATCCTGAACGTTTTTTCTTACGTTCCATTGTAATCACTCCTTATATGTATTTTTTATTTATTAATCCATACTAACGGTTAAACAAATTTCTAATGAGTAAATATGGATAAAACAGAATAACAAACCACCAACCGTAAAGCACCATAGGTTCTTCCTTAGCAATGTACATCAATAAACCTAAGCCAATCACTATATAGACGAGAATTCCAATCATTATATTTATTAACAATGTATTTACTCTCCTTCATGATAAAAGCTTTATTTTATTTTGGCTTATTTTCTGAATACAGTTTAATTAGATCTTGCCTAGATAGATCAAGTTTACTTAAAGCAAAACTCAGTAATTCATAATCCTCAAAGTCTTCTTTCCTGCAAAAGTTACAAGTCGATTCTTCGAACATATCCCCATCTTCATCTTCATATTCTTCGTATTTGTAACCATCTGCTTCTGCACAACTATAACTACACCAATGTTGACCACATTCACAGCTTACATAATGTCCACAATCCGGAAAAGTATCTCCACAATTATTACATGCATAATAATCTATACCCATTTTCATTCCTCCTATTATTCTAGTTAAAATCTTGATTTTATTTTTTTCTTTAATCTTCATTATCGAAGTAATATTCAGACGATCTTGAATTCCCACCCATGTATGTACGGATATCATTTAGAACTGCCACTACTTTATCAAACGGTTCTCTTGCGTGGGGTGCATATTCAATAGTTGAATCTGATTGACCTAATTCACTTAATGATTCATCTAATTGCTTAAAGTACTTTTCTAAGGTTGAAACCATTTAAATTCCTCCTGTTATTGTTTATTTTATTCTCTATAAATGATTAATTTTAATTAGTTTCTTTACTAGCAACTCAATCTTATTGTATAAGTCTTTTTTATATTTTCTTAGACTTTGTACGGCAATATCTGAAGAAAGAGTGAAACCAGAAAGTCTTGTTAATTCCCCGTTGACTCTTTTAATCTCAGATTTAAGGTGATTAATTCGTTCTGTCAATGCTCCCTCTCCTCTATTTATTATCATCAAGTAATTTATAAAGTTGATTCCATTCGTCACCTGAAATGATCTCATATTCCTCTTCTTCATCTCTACCTAATCTAATACTATATCGTTCATTTAAACTATCTATGAGATCAGCATAAGTAGATCTACCAATCAAAGCTAAAATTGCGAAATATTCCTTTTCATTAAGCTGTAATTTATATTTAACAGCTACTTCTTTATCTACATTCGCCATAGTTCACTCTCCTTAAAATTTCCATTTTATCTATTATTTTCCTAAATATAAGGCGAATACCAATGATGAAACAGCAATCAAGAACATAAATATTTCATATTTAAACATGTAATTGTTTCCAACTATTAGATCAAATATAAAACCTGAAATTGCTGCTACACATCCTGATATACCAAATGATACTAAAAGTATAAGTAAAGGTTCATGCGCACTCATATTAACTCCACCCTTCTTTAACAAGGTGTTTGAATTCATTGATCTTACGTTCTTCCATTACATAGTCATCAAAGTTTATCCACTTATATAAAATTACAGTATCTTCTCTAACACCTTTAACCGTATATTGAGTCTTAGGCAGCTCTTTCAATTCAAGATGCTGCCACTCATAGAATGATCCAACCACCATTACCACCTCTTACTTATGTATATTTTATTTATAAAATTGTATTACTAGTAAGTCTAAAAAATGCATCTTCATCGCGTTCATCAAGTGCCTTATCAATAAGCTTATATGTTTCTTCTTTTTCATATTGTTCTCTTGCTTTAATTAACGTTTCATTTATGTATTCTAATTCTTCTGCTGAAGGTGTAACTTCAACTGTCTTAACGAATGGATTTACGTCAAGTGCAGCAACAAATTCAGGAGTTTTAAACTTATCTTTGAATTCTAATTGGATATAAAAGTTATGAGATTCATCAAATAAGTCGTTGATTGCTTTTGCAGTAGTAGCATTTGGATTATTATCTCTTGTATAAATTACAGGTGATCCGTATGCTCCTGCTACATCACTAGATTTAATAGTTAGCGCTCTTGACACTTTTGTATTGCTTTCAACAAATTTAACTTTCTCAAGTAGCTTTTTATTATTAAATAGTGTGTTAAAAATCGTATGTACTTCTCTAGAAGGTGACTTGAAATTCCTTGCGCACCATTTTACCAAATTAATTTTATCTTCAATAGTTACAGGAATAATTTTCATTTCTTTCATTTCTTTCATTTTAAATCTCCCCTTTTCTATTTTTAATTTACAATTTATTCAATAATTTTAAAAACTCTATTTACTTCAATTTCCATAGCATTTAATAATTCCATTAATTCGCTTTTATTACCATTTTTAGCCATATTTTTTAATTCAACAAACAGTCCCATTGCTTTATCTACGCACTCATCAATTTTGAGAAAATCATCCATTTTTATACTCATTTCATCAAGTCCTCTCAATCTTATATTTAGCCAGATCATTTTCTAGTTTTAAAACATACAACTCTAATTTTTTCAACTTATAGTCCTTATCGTTCATAATCCTATAACAGTCATTGTATTTTTCTCCAATTGCATTTTCCCACCAATACCTTTCAAAAAATGTCAAGTCTTCTTCGTTTGAAATTTCTTGAATTACATTAAATTTAAAAGCATTTTCTCCAAATTCCTTCCATTCTTTTTGAAGATTCTTACAATGATGATATCCTGTTCGAAGCACAGTTTTATGACTGTTCCATCTTGTTTTAATTGATTTTGATTGTCCTATGTATCTCTTATTATTTTTTATGTTTACTATTTCATAAATGCCTGGAATCTTTAAGTTTAATACTGGTTTTTCAAATATTTTAGGAGGATCAAATACATTGTTCCAATGCGGCCAGTCAATTACTCTCAAGGCATCTTCTAATGGTTTAAAATACTGTGAGAAATTCTTGTACTTCTTTTCTTTCGAAATCTGTTCTGCTATTTCTTTACTTAGAATTGTTTTTGCATCTTCTTTATCAATACCATCTTTATTTATGAAATACCATAACCGTTCAATAAAATAGTTTTCATTGGCATTTTCTAATGCTATCATTATCTTCATCCACCTTATAAAATAACTGTTTTATTTTGAATTTTCGATATGTTCTTGCTGAAGAATATACATGAACAGCTCCGTTAAATATTTAGCTTTAAGTTCATCATCACATTGATTCAAGTCCTTAAAATAATCGTATGTATCTGCATAATTACATTGACTTTCTTCACGAATATAATCGATCAATAATTTTTTCATTTTCATTCCATCTCCTTCAATAAAACAAATATTTTATATAGTTCGCTCTTGTTTCGAATTGCGACATTATTTATCGTGTCTTAAGTCATACTGCATACACTGTTCGCATTTGTGGTAAGGGTAATCTTCTGGTAATTCTATAAGTC